ATGCGCCACGTCAACTACACCCTCACGCCGGCGGCGATCAACGCGGCCAAGCCGCGCGACAAGGCCTACAGCCTCACCGACGGCGGTGGGCTGCTCGTCGAGATCCTGCCGGGCGGGTCGAAGGTCTGGCGGTTCAAGTACCACCTGGACGGCAAGCGCGAGAAGGTGACCATCGGCGCCTATCCCTCGATCGGCATCAAGGCGGCCCGCGACAAGCACGAGGAGATGCGCGGCCTGGTTGAGCAGGGCCAGAGCCCGGCAAAGGGCAAGAAGGTGGCGGCTGTCCGGCGGCGCCTGGCCGCGGATCGCGCGACAGCCTTCAGGGTATTCGCCCAGCGGTGGGTGGACGAGACCCTGTTCCATCGGTCGGCCTCCTACCGGGCGCAGATCATCCGCTGGCTGGACGCTTACGTGTACCCCGAGATCGGCGACGTCGACCTGGCCGACGTGACGCCGGCGCAGATCCTAGCCATCATCGAGAAGCTGATCGGCACGCCGACGACGGCCGACAGGGTGCGCGTGATCATCCAGCAGATCTACAACTTCGCGATCCGCAAGCTGCTGGTGACGACAAACCCTGCAGCGCCTCTGCGGGGCTCGGTGGTGGTGCCGCCCAAGACGCACCACCCGCACCTAAAGGCGGCCCAGCTGGGCCGCTTCTGGCGTTCAATGGACAAGACCAGCGCCCACGCGTCGACCATCCTGAGCGCCAAGCTGCTCTATCTGACGATGCTGCGGAAGATGGAGCTGCTGCGGGCCAAGCGCGACGAGTTCGACCTCGAGGCGGGCTTCTGGAACGTGCCGGCCGAGCGGATGAAGATGAAGCGCGTGCACAGGGTCTACCTGTCGCGCCAGGCCATCGAGCTGATCGAGATGCTGCTGAAGTTCAGCACCGGCAGCCCGTACCTGGTCCCCAGCATTCACAAGCGCAACGCGCACATGGCCGAGTCGTCACTGAACCACTTCTTCAAGCGCCTGGACTTCGGCATGCCGGAGTTCTCGCCCCACGGCCTGCGCGGCACCGCGGCAACCATCCTGCGCGAGAACGGCTTCGGCAAGGACGTCGTCGAGCTGCTGCTGGCCCACGCCGAGAACGACTCGACGGTGGCGGCCTACAGCCACATGGAGTTGGAGCCTGAGCGCCGGCGCGCGATGCAGTTCTTGGCTGACCACGTCGACCGCGCGGCCGCCGGCGCCGAGGTTGTGCAGCTGCGGGCGTAAACCGGACAAGCAAATTGGGCGTTGATTGACGCGTTCATGTGTCGAAAAACTTGACAACGTTTCGTGCGCAGGCAGGTTCGGTGGAACGTTTGTCCCTATGTAGCGCGATGCGCGGCACAAAGTGTGCTTAAGTCAACTGAATAGCTGCTTGAACTGCCGTTCTGCGACTACCGTCACGCTGTACGAACCGACAGCTATTGACAAATCCTATCAAATAGACTATAAATTAGGGTTTCCTATATTGCGGCAGGGATATATGACAAAAGAAGAAAAAATTACAGAACTTTGGGCGATTGTTTTCCGCTCCAGTAATCAGGTTATCCGACAAGCTGCCCATTACGGCTTTGAGGACATGACCAAAGCCACGCCGAATATTCACGAAATCGTGGTCATGCTATCGATGCTTGAGGGTGTGATGGGAACGCTTCTTGCCGATGTAACCCTTGAGTGGGAACAGCAACGAGCATTGCATAACGCGAAATCGCAAGTGAGTAAATTGCGGGTTCTGGCAGGTGCTCTTCAGGCGGACGACAAGATGTTGTTCGATGAAACACTTGAGCTGCTTGAAAAGCAGCTTGTTTGCTAGCATATATTTAGTACGAACAAGTTTGTTCTGGAGGTTAGAAATGGAATTCCTAAAGTTCGACATCTACGCCCTTGCGGCGCCGAAGAGCAAGGAAGACTATTCGGCATTGCTGGATGAGGCTCTCCTGCTCGCAGGCGACATTCACGCGAGTCTTCTCGCCATGGATAGCCGGCTAGCCGCCGTGCGAGGCGAGAGCGCGCATCTGAACTGAGTTCAGTCACACCAATGAAAACGGCCCGCGCTTGCGGGCCGTTTTCATTGTGGTGACTATCTGCGTCACCTGACTCTGAATGACAGCGCCTCGAGGGCTCTGAGCGCCTCCGCGCCTCGTTTTTGGCCAACGGAGGCAAGCTAGTCTGATCGCGCGTCGGCAGGAAGCGCGGCGACGTAGCGAGCCTCGCATTCGTGCCGCCAATCCTCGCTGGCCGAATCCACCTGGCGGCCGTCGACCGGCGTGACCATCTTGCCTGTCTTCATCATCCGCTGATTGTGGCCGGATCGTCGGCCTTGCCGATCGACAGCACCAGCTCGACGGGCCAGACGGTCGTCTTGCTGCTGAGCTTCTGGCCAGGCGGCACCTTGCCGTCGTTGAGCCACTTGTACCAGGTGGCCCGATTGATCGGCAGCAGGCCTGGCTGGCCCGTCTTGGTGTTGCGGCAGATCTGGCTGACCCGCACGAGGGCGCCGGCCGGGTACTGGATAGGAGCGGCAGCCGCGCTCATTGCGCTGCCCCTTTCTCTTCGACCTGGCCAGCCTCGGCGCCATCGGCGCCGCCCTTTTCCTTGCCGGCGGAGCCGGCCTGGCTTTTGTCTTGGTCGACGTCGACGAGCGCGTCGCCGGCGGCGGCCGCTGCCTTCTTGCCTTTGGGCGCCGTGCCTTTGCTGGCGCGCGCAGCGAGGGAAGGGGTGGGGGCGGCCTCGGTGAGATCTACGCCGTAGTGCGCCGCGGCAGCGAGCAGGGCCTTTGGCTCTTCGTCGAGGCTCCAGGAGTCCGCGGCGACGCCTTCGACCATCACGCAGTCGAGCAGCAGCAGGCCCAGTTCGTTGGCGGTCATCTTCTCCAGCTGGCTGTCCAGCGCCTGCAGACTGCAGCTGTGCAGCTTCTCCAGCGTTTCGCCCGCGTCGTTGTCGTCAAGCCACTCCAGGAGCATGCCCAGTGTCAGACGCAGGTCGAAGGTGCTGCGCTCGGAGCCGCGCGCTGCGGTGCGCACGCGCTCCAACCATTCCATGTTGCGAGTGGTGAGCGCCAGGGCCTTCGCATCGCGCTCCCGGCGCTCCTCTTCATAGTCACGCTGGGGTGCCTTGGCACCCTTGGCCGGCGCCGGGTCGCGCATGTTGAGCTCGACCAGCTCGGACTCCTTCACGGCCTCGTACGTCTTGCCATCGCGCGGATCCTGGATGGTGACGACAGCGGGGCACAGCATGGCCTTGCCCTGCTTGATGAGCTTCTTGCGCTCCGAGAGTTGCGCGCGCACTTCGCCGAGCGGCACATAGCCGCCCTTGACCTTCCCGTAGGCGTCCACCAGCGTGCGCGCGCGGTTGCCGTCGATGACGGTCTTGCCGGCGCCGCGCATGGCGTCGGCCTGGTTCTTGAAGTGCGTGGCCTTCTTGGCGGCGAAGCAGTTGGGGTCGGTGCAGACGTCCGGACCGAGATTCTGGTGCGACCAATAGCGGGACTTGGTGCCCTCCACCACGTCCTGGTACTCGGGCGCATTGGCGCTGCGTTTCGGGCAGTCTGCACAGCCCCCAGCGTCAGGCAATACCAGGTCCAGCGGGAAGGGTGCCTTGCTCAGGTCCAGCGTGAAGCGCTCGTTGAGCAGATCCTTGATGCGCCGGTAGCTCTCCTTGCCCCCGTCCTTCAGGTCCAGTGACTTGCCCTTGATGTAGCCGAGGGCCTGCTGCTGCAGCTTGGGGTGACGCAGGCGCGCGATGAGCAGCGCCGTCTCGGCGCCGATGTCGCCCTTGAGGCAGGCGTCGCGCACCTCGGCGCAGGCCTGCAGCAGCTTGAGCCGGCCGTACACATAGCTGCGGCTCTTGCCGGTGCGGGCGGCGATGGCATCGGCCGTGTCGTTGTGACGGTCGATCAGCGACTGATAGGACTGGGCCTCTTCGAAGGGGTGGACGTCCTTGCGCTGCAAGTTCTCGGAGATCTGCGCCTGCTCAGCCTCCGTGTCGCTCATGTCGCGGACCTCGCACCAGGGTTCCGTGACGCCGGCGATGCCGCACGCCAGCTCGCGGCACGAGCCGAAGACGACTTCGAAGCCGGCGACGGCATTGGGGTCGCCGGTGCCCTTGAAGAGTTCGGGCACTCGCGGCCGCACGAGCAGCGGCTGCAGGTTGCGGCCGTGGTGCTTGATGTCGGCGGCCAAGGCGGCGATGTAGGCCTCGGGATACACCAGGCGCGGCTGGGTAGGGCTGCGATGCAGCTGGGTGAGGGGGATGCGGCGGAAGACGGGGTCTGTCGTGGTCATGGGGTCACTCCGTGCGCCAGATGCGCGAGTTGGTGGGGTCCGCGGGCAGGACGCGGGTGATGAACTTGCGGCCGCAGGTCTTGCCGAAGCGCTGGGCCACGCTGATGAGGCGCTTGGCCGCGGGTGTGGCCAACTTGATGCTGGTGCCCTTGCCCATGTCGGCGAACTTGGCCTCGTAGGCCGCGCTGACAGCCGAGCGCGGCGCGGGGATGGGGACCCCGTCCTCGATCACCAGTTCTTCCGGGCTGGGCAGGGCAGCCGCTGCCAGCCGACCCTCGGCCGAGGCCTGGCCGGTGCGTGAGAGGAAGGCCTTGAAGCCGGTGGGACCGCCTGATGACGGATGAGCGACGTCGCTGGGGGGGGGGCGTCCAGCCGGCCAGCTTGGGGCCTGCGGTGTAGACGTTCATCCCGTCCACGCGCTCGCTGGCCAGCAGATCGGCGTCTTCAGCCGCGCCGAGCTGAGAGGACACGTGCAGCGGCTGGCCGTCGAACTGGTCGGCGATCTCGCGGCTGCTCAGCCGGGAGGTCGGATTGGCCTTGAACCATGCGCAGACGCGCGAGCCAAGGCTATGGGGGCGGGGGCTGTAGCTGTTGGCCATGTTTAGGCCTCCGCCGCTTCAGGCTGGGCCACGCGCTCGCGCGGCTCGAGGTTCATCAGCTCGGCCAGGCGGTCGACTTGGCGGTGCAGCTTCTCGAGCGGGCCGTCGTTGTTGATGCTGGTCCAGATCTCCAGGCTCTCGATCAGCTTCTCGCTGATGTGCGGCCGCACGGCCGCGGTGCTGCGGTTGATGCCGATGACGCAGCCGCCGCGCCGGCGGATCCACTGGACCTCGTTGTGAAAGCGCACGTCGCTGATGACGATGCGGTCATGCAGCGGGGCTTTGAAGAGGCTGCCGGCGTCGGGCACTAGACCCAGGTGCAGGTCGGCGATGCGAAGCCAGAAGTCGTCACCCAGCTCGCGGCGGGCCCACTCGGTGCCCAACGTCTGCGCCAGCTGGCGGTAACTGGCGCCGATGCCGGGGATGACCGACTCCTTCAGGCCGGGCTCGGTGAGCCAGGCGAGGTCGACGCCGGCGTGGTCCAGCAGGGTGGAGAGCATTTCGCGCAGGGCGCCGGCAAACGCGAAGCGGTGGAAGCCGTAGCGCTCGACAAGGTAGTCGGCCGCGGTGTCCTTGCCGGCGCCGGCGCGGCCGGTGAAGCCGACGATGAAAGGGTCAGGCCTGGGCATGGGTGGCCTCCCTGCGCTGACGCTGCTGGCGCAGGGTCATGCCCTGCCGGCGCACGGTGTCGGTGATGAGATGGGCCTCGGCCGGCGAGATCTCGCCGTCGTTGCTGCCGGGCGGCGGCAGCTTGCACATGGACTCTTCGACGATGCGGGTCAGCAGGCTGGCGCCGTCCGGGTAGAACTGGCGCAGCGTGAGCACGACGAGGTCGGTGCTGTCGCGCTCGGGCAGCTGGCGGATCTCGGCGTCGAGGCAGCTGGCCAGGTCGCGCACGTCGATGATGTGACTCTCGACGAGCGGGTGGTCCAGCACAGCGCGCAGGAAGCGCGCGGGCGGAAGGCCGTGCTCCTGCACCAGGTGCAGGTCGAGGGTGGTGCCGTCTTTCAGGCGGACGGGCTGGCTCTGTGCCAGGACGCTGTAGCGGCCATGGCGGCGGATCACTGTGAGGTCAGGATTCATGGTTGCCTCGTGGTGGGTGGAAGGGCGGACCACGCGGGCAGGGCAGGGCGTCCCCGGCCAGGCTCGCGCGGCGGGGATCACTCGTTGTCGTGGCGGGCGTATTCGCCCGAGGCGGCCAGCTGGGTGCTGTAGGCCGGGGCGGCGTCTTCACGGCGCCGCTTGAGTTGGTGTGCAGGCGTCTGCACGGGGCGCGGCGCCGGCAGCGCTGCCACCGGTGTCGCGTCGGGTTGCACGCCGTTGGCGATGGCCGTGGCACGGGCGCGCACCAGGGAGTAGCGCGCGGCGATCCGGGCCAGCTCGTCGAGCGGTGGCCAGTCTTTACTGGCCAGCTCACGCCAGGCGCGTTCGAAGTCTTCCTGGCAAGGCGTGCGGGCAGCGTTCATGGTTCGCGCCTCTGGTTGCAGCTCATGCAGCGCCAGCCGGTCATCTGACGGCCGCGCCACACAGCAACCCAGCGATGACCCGTGGCCTTGCAGCTCATGACGGGCTCCCGCTCTTGGCAGCGAGGGCGGCATGGGCGGCCTTGGCGTAGCCCACGCCCTCGTCGAAGCCGCTCGCACCTCGCGTGCCTGGTGGGTAGGGGTTGGCCAACTCCATGCCGTTGTCGACCATGAACATGCCCAGGCGCAGCGGTGTGCAGGTTTGCTTGCTGCCGTCGCGCCACAGCGCGCGGAGGTGGTCGAAGACGTGCCTGTCGGTGACAGTCGCGGGTTCGCTCTCGGCTGCCTTGGCGATGTGCTCATCGCTGATGGGCGTGGGGCCGCGACCCCACTCGTCATCGAGGCCTTGCCAGGCCGCCGGCAGCCAGTCGGGGCGCGGCGGCATACGCACGATGTTGTCGGACGCCCGCAGGTGGGCGCAGGCCGCCCAGCTCGCGAACTCCACCAGTCGGCGGGGCGAGAGCTTTGCGGCGCTGGCCTCCGTCAGCTCAAAGCCGACAGACAGCACGACGACGCACGCCGTCTCCCGCAGGGGGATGCGCGGGGCGCTCATTGCGGCTCACCCACGAAGACCAGGCTGCCGAAGTCGTCGACGACGGCGGGGCGGGTGAACGAGTAGCAGCCGATGACGTCGGCAGCGAAGACGCTTGGGCTGGCCCAAACTTCCCAGATGCCTTCGGCGCGCTTGTCGCAGCTGTAGTGCCTGGAGCAGTACACGTCCCGCGCGGTCTGCATGATCAGACCCATGCCGTAGCCCATTGGGTGGCCACGGTCGACGATGAGCGGGAGCTGGCTCATTGCAGCTCTGCCGACAGGTCGTCCATGCGCTGGCGGAGCTTCTTGAACTCCGCCAGGACCTTGTCCAGCTCGCGGCGCTGGGCGCGCCGGCGGCCCTCGAGGAGGGGGCTTTGACGGAACAGCTGGGCCAGCTGGTGCGACTCGCCAGCGTCGGCCTGCAGCTGCTTCTCGATGGCGTCGGCCTGCTTGCCTAGCCGGTCCATCTTCACCAGCAGGTGCATCTGCTGCAGGTGGATGTGCAGACGCCTGAACAGGCTGGGCGCTGGGCGCGCAATCCGCGGGATGCGGTTGGCGCGGGGTGTCGTCGTGGGTTGCATGTGGCCTCCGTCGTGTGGACCGAGCGCATTGAACCATAGTTAACAATGGCTAGCAACTATGGTTGCATGATCTTGCGGTGTTGGTTAAATCGGGCGCAACTTGTTTTCCGTAGCGGCCCGTCTGCGGGTGTGGCTACAGTTGCGCCGTGTTGACGCATGACCATCTGCTGGAGGTAGGCCTAGCCGACAGTCCGGAACGTCTTCTGGCGGGCCTGGTCTCGGCCGCCTATGCACTGGACTTCGGGCTCGTGTCAGCCGCCATTACGCGTCGGTCGCCATTGACTAACAGCGCCTTGGTGCGCTGGGTCGGCAACACGCCGGCTGCCTTTGTGCAGGCGTCTGAAAGCGAAGGCAATGCCCGGCGCGACCCGGTCACGACGCAGCTAATGCAGCGCTCAATGCCACTGACTTACGACCAAGATGTCTATGTCAAGGCGGGTGCGGCGGATCTATGGGAGCTGCAGGCGCCATTTGGCTACTGCAACGGCGTGGCAAGCTCGCTGCATGAAGGCGGGCATGGCGAGGCGTTCTTGCTGGGCTTTGATCGTCACCAGGCGCTGCCGTCCGATCCGTCGGACCGGATGCGCCTAATGGCTTCGGTTCAGTTGGTCCTGGTACACGCCCAGGCTGCTGCGCAACGGGTGTTGCTGCCTCGGGCCAAGGCGCCAACTCCAGATGTGACCGCGCTATCGGTCAAGGAACGCGACGGGCTGAGTTGGGCGGCTGACGGCCAAGCTGTTTGGTTGGTGTCGGACAAGCTCAACCTCTCGGTGCACGAGACGAAAGGCCTGTTGCATCGTGCCACGCGCAAGCTTGGTGAGAAATCTGTGACATCAGCGCAACTCCGCGTGATCAAAGGAAGCCTCTAGCGCGCGTTGCGCTGACGGTAAAGCTGCCAGGTTCTCTAGTGCCCAGGACGTGATAGCCGTGGGAGAGTGGGTGCGGGCCATGTGGCCCGATCAACCCAAAGGAACTCTCCATGTCGTTTTTCGAACTGATCGCCGAACTTCTAGGTCTGCCCTACGTCGGGGGAAATTGACGCGCCGATGCGCTTGGCTTCATTGGGGTCGATGAGGCCAGCGCGAACAGCGATGAGGGCGGCCTGGAAGCTGTTTTCGGTTCCCAGCCGCTTCCTCGCCCGCTCTAAGTACTGATGCACCGAGCGTGGCGCGACACTGAGCTCTCTCGCTGTGATCTTGGCACTGGCGCCTGCTAAAACGTACAGCAGGCAATCGAGCTCGCGCTGCGTCAGGCGGGGCGCAATAACGTTTGCAACGGCGATGCGAGACGCAGCGACAAGGGTCGAGATGGCGCCCATGAAGGCCGGGCCGTGGATACCGATTGGGTCATGGTCTGGTACCCGGGCCTGCTCCCATCCCAGAACGAGCACGATGGATTGGTCGCCCGCTCCGATGGCTGGCGCGCAAACCCCCGACCGAAAGCCCAGCATCGCCCTGGCCTGATAGGCAGCGAGGGTCGCCTCGTCACAGGAGGCGTAATCCTCCCCGGACCAGAAGAAGGGAATTCGGCTGGACCGCGGCCGCTCGACGAGAGGGTCGCAGCTGTCATTGGCCAACGGCAGCAGCTTAAGGAAGTCGGTGCTGCCAGCGTTGTGGCAGACCAAGCCGAGCTGGTTGAAGCCGCTCCTGTGAACGAAGAAGAAATGAGTCAGTCCCAGACCCTTGGCGAGGCCGGCGCAGGCTCCGGCCAGGCTTTCAGCGGTGGAGGCGGAATCGATGAGCGCGAGGCTCGCGATCGTCTGCTCATTCATCCCCTGTACGTATTCCTTGTAGTTGTCTTGCCCTGACGCCTTGGCTAGGCTGACTCCAGAGGGAGTCAGTCAATGGCCGAAGAACGTCAGAAATATGGCACGTGTGTGGCGCAGGGTCTCGCCCGCGTCTTGGTGGTAGACGTGGAGGGCGGTTTCCATGCAGACGTGCTAGACGCGTCGATGAGCGCACTGGCCTTCACCGGCTTCCATGCCATGCTGGTCGACGTGACGGGGGCAGACGACGCTGAGGCGGCACTGATGGCGGCCTGCAAGGTGCTCGTGCGGTGGGCGGATCTGGCGTGTCCCGTCGCCTTCGTGATTGAAGATGCCGGCGCCCCAGCATTTCAGTCAATGCTTGATCGTGTGGCCAAGGCTGGTGTGGTGGCTTGGCGCTTCAGCGCGCGTCAGCAGGCGATGGATTTTGCCCAGCGGGAGGGGCGTTTGTGGGTTGAGACGGGTCTGCAGCCTTCGCCTCTTCGCTGCGTTCAAGAACCTGCGCTATCTGCGCATAGGCGCGGTTCTGTTCGGGGCCAGGCCCGAGAGCGTCTAGACGCTTGGCGAGATTAGCGGCCCGGGCGTTCATCGTCGCCGTCACTGCGCGAACCCTCTCGCCCTCAGGCAAGGCCCTCACAGCCAGCATCGCTATCAGGGCATCCTCGAACGCACGGTCGCTGTCGGGCACCTTTGCCAGCAGCGCCAAGGCGGCAGCAGCGTTCTCGCTCTGATTTCCGACTCCATGAACCAGCTGATTGCGAAGAACCTGCAATGCCCGGCGGATGGACTCCTGGTCTTCAACATCGCGACCGTCCGCAGATGCGTCGAGCATCGGCAGCTCGCCTGTCGCTAGCCAGTTCGGCCTAACGCCGAGAAAGCGAGCGGCCTTGGCGTTGTTCTCGGCCGTGAAAGCGTTGGACTCACCCTTTACCGCCTTGCGGACGGCTTGGTAGCTGATGCCCACCGCGGCGGCCACGTCGGCAATGGACTTTTGGGCGTCGGCCATGGCCCGCTCGAGGCGTTCTGAATAGGAGTTTGCAACCACAGTTGCATGTTGGCAGGGTCGAATTGAACTATGGGGTTTAACTATGGTTAAATCCTTGCCATGGAACCCATGACCAAAGCAGACGCGATTGACTTGATGGGCGGAACTGTGGGCGCCGCCGCCAAGCAGCTTAAGGTTAGCTACCAAGCGGTCGACAAGTGGCCCGATGTCTTGCCACCGCGGATTGAGGACCGAGTGCTGGCTGCCCTCGCGCGGCAACATCTTCCGGCCAGCCTGCTGCGGCCGAAGAAGGGCGGTGGGTGTGACGTGGCGCATGGCGGCAATGTCGCCGCCGCCGCCGCTGAAGGCACGCCCAGTCAGACCGAGGCGGAGAAGGTCTGATGCGCGCCCAGATCGATCGCACTCTGTCGAGTGCGCTGGCCGTTGCAGGCGGCTGGGCGCCGGTGGCTGTCGTCGGGTGGTACGGCGCCGTGTGGCGTGAGCCCTCTAGCGCGCTGCAAGCAACGCCGCTCGCTCTTGCTCCAAGTCGGAAATCGCCATGCGCAGTACTTCGGCCTGTGCCTGCGCCACGGTCTGAGCTGCGATCTCATTGGGGACGGTCATGGCAATGCTGATGACAGTGCGACCGTCCGCTTTGGTGTACAGCAGCTCGGCGCGCACAGCGTCAGGCTTTTCGATGTCCATCGTGAGCTTGAAAGACTTTTCCATGGGTGCCCTCCTAGGCTTGTTGGTTGGCGTTGGAACCCCCAGCGTAGCCGAGGCAGGGTGGCCCACCATCAAGGGAGGCCGCTGATGGCTATCAGTCGCGTGATGGCCGCAGCCATGATCCTGGCCCGCCACTTCCCCGGCGGCGCTGCAGGCCTCGGTGCCCTTGTGGGCAAGCCCAACCTGGCCGACGAGCTGAACCCGAACTTGCCGCGCAGCAAGCTGGGGCTGGACACGGCCGTCGACATGGAGAACGTCGCCGGCGATTGGCCGATCCTGCGCGCGCATGCCGAGGAGACCCGGCACTTCCCGCCGGTGCGGATGCCGGACGGCTTCGACCCGAAGGCCGTGCCGTGCATCCAGACCCTGGCGAACACGATCAAGGAGTTCGCCGACCTGGCGTCGGTGGTGCCGAAGGTCGTGGCCGATGGCAATGTCACCACGCCCGAATACCTGTCGGCCTGCAAGGAGTGGGACGACCTGCTGGTGGTGGGCGCGGTGTTGATGGCCCAGCTGGCTGCTATGCATGAGGCCGGCAAACGGCGAGGGGAGGGCGCATGAGGCCGCGCGGTGAGATCCGCCAGGCCCTGGTCCAGGCCTTTGAAGCGCTGCCGGCGCCGACAGTCGACGCCCCAGCGGGCCCGACGTGGCGCGACCTGGCGGCCATGGCCGGCGTCGGCTGGGATGCGGCGCGCCGCACGGTGGACAACATGCTGCAGGCCGGCGAGCTGATCGTGGTGGGGCACAAGCGAGTGCCGCACGCGTGCCGGCCCATGAACATGCTCGGTCGACCTGGCGCGGCGGTGGTCGCGGCGCCGTCGACGGGGTTTGAGGAGTTGGCGCGTTGCTGGGCTGAGTTCCGGTAGTGGCCTCGCTTCCTCCGATCAATTTCAAGGCGCTCGCCGACGCGCTGCTGGCGATGTCGGATCGCCTGGTGCCGCAATGGCTGCCGGGCGGGATTCGTCGAGGCCTGGAGTGGGTATGCGGCGACCTGAGCGGCAGCGAGGGCAGCAGCTGCAGCGTCAACCTGAAGACGGGCCAGTGGGCCGACTTCGCGGGCGATGCCAAGGGCAGCGACCTGATCTCGCTCTACGCGGCGATCCACGACCTGGGCGCCGGCGAGGCCGCGATCGAGCTGGCCCGCGCGCATGGCCTCGAGGATGTGGCCAACATTCAGAAGCAGGGCGACAAGCCTGTCGTCGTGCGAGCGCCGCCGCCACCGCCGCCGGCCAAGGCCGACAAAGGGCCGCAGGAGGCCTGGAGCACGGCGCTGCCCGTGCCGTCCTTCGCGCACGATCTGGCGACGTTCAAGCACTACGCCCGCAAGCCCGAGGACATCACGCACAAGGCGGCGTACTGGTCCGACGGCCAGCTGCTGGGCTATGTGATCCGGTTCCGCACGAGCGACGGCGGCAAGGACACGCTGCCTTTCACCTGGTGCGTCAGCGAGGCCAATGGCACTGCGGCCTGGCGCTGGCGGCAGTGGGATGAGCCGCGGCCGCTTTTCTACCCTGGCAAGCGCTCGCCGGTGGCGGTGCAGGGCGGCAGGCCGCTGCTGCCGACGATCATTCTGGTGGAGGGTGAGCGCAAGGCCGAGGTGCTGCAGCAGCTGCTGGACGCGGGCGCGCCGGACGTCTATGTGGTGGTGAGCTGGCCAGGCGGCAGCAAGGCCTGGAAGAAGGCGACGTGGGAGTGGCTCACGTCCTGCCATGTGCTGCTGTGGCCCGATTGCGATGCGAAGCGAGAGCCGCTGACGAAGGCGGAGCGCGAGCAGTACACCGACGAGGGCGCGCGGGCGCTGGCCGAAGCCACGAAGCCGCTGCTGCCGGTGGAGAAGCAGCCCGGCATGGCGGCCATGCTGGGCATTGGCGCGCTGCTGCAGGATTCGTTCGCGTGCCGGGTGCAGCTGCTGCCTATCCCCGAGCCTGGCGACGTCGACGACGGCTGGGATGCGGCCGACGCCATCGAGAAGGACGGCTGGGACTTTGACCGCGTGCTGCAGTTTTTCGGCCGCGCGGGGCCGCTGCCGGCATCGGCTGTGCAGGCGTCTGCAAACTCCCCTGCTGGCCCTGCAGCGGGCGAGGGTGCAGGCGGGGGCGGCAAGAAACCGCCGGCCTCTGGCGATGGCGGTGGGGGCGGGGTAGGCGGCGATGACGACGACCCGTTCAAGGAGCATCTGGAGTTCATCTGCCAGCAGCTGAGCTGCAAGGTCTATCACCTGAAGGTGAACCGCAAGCTGGTGATCGCCGCGCTGCGGAAGTCGGCGATGTTGGCCAACTGTGTGGGCTTCAACGAGCTGACGGGCGGGCCGGCGACGCGCCAGGCCTGGCCGTGGCGCGAGAAGGCCGGGCCTTTGGAGAACTCGGACGCGCTGCGGCTGGGCGACTTCCTGAGCCGGCATTACAAGCTGCCCGGCGCCAGCAAGGCCTCGCTGGAGGAGGCGATCGACACGGTGGCGGACGAGAACCGCTTCCACCCGATCCGCGAATGGCTGGACGGCCTGCAACATGATGGTGTGGAGCGTGTCGACAAGTGGCTGATCCATGTCCTCGGCTTCAAGCCCGAGGACTTGAAGCCCAAGCTGGCGAAGTACCTGACCCTGGTGGGTCGTTTCGTGTTGTTGGGCTTGGTGGCCCGCGTGATGGAGCCGGGCTGCAAGTTCGATTACAGCCTGGTGCTGGAGGGGCCGCCAGGCCTGGGGAAGAGCACGCTCATCAAGAAGCTGGTGGGCGAGGCCGTCTTCTCCGACACGCACTTCGACATCGGTGCCGGCAAGGACGGCTTCGAGCAGTTCGAGGGGCTGTGGGGTTATGAACTGAGCGAGCTGACGGCGCTGCGGCGCGCGGACAGCGAGCAGGTGAAGCAGTTCTTCAGCAGCCAGGTGGACCGCTACCGGGGCGCGTATCAGCGTTTTGTGCAGAACCACCCGCGCCAGGTGGTGATCTTCTGCTCGACCAACAAGCGGCAGTACCTCTATGACCTGACGGGCAACCGTCGGTTCTGGCCGGTGCGCGCGGGGCCTCAGCCCTTGCGAGTCACCTGGGTGGAGAAGTGGCGGGAGCAGCTGTTTGCCGAGGCCGTGGCGCTGTACCGGGCCGGCGAGCGCAACTATCCGACCAAGGAAGAGGAAGCCGAGCTGTTCGAACCCGAGCAGCTCAAGCGCCTTGTGGAGACGGCCGTCCAGGCCAAGCTGTTCGCGCTGTTGACGCGTGCGGGCTGCCATCCGCTGGAGGGCAAGAGCACGAACTTCCTTCATGAGGCGACGAGGTTCGTGACGCTGGATGAGCTGGTGACGGCGCTGGGCGCCGACGCCGCCAAGAGCACGACGCAGCTGGAGCAGCAGATCAAGGGCTGGCTCGAGGCGATGGGCTGGGAGCCGGGCCGCGAGGGCGGTGGCCAGCGCCGGCGGGGATACAAGCGGCCGGCCGCCTGGCCGCCGGAGATCCCGGACGAGGATGAAGACGACGCGCCCGAGCCCGATGGGCAGGCGCAGCAGAAGGATGGGGCGCCGGGCGTCGGCGAGCCATCTGCAGGAGAGGCCGATGAAGCACCGTTCTGACCAGGGAGCGCGCCACGCCGGCGCGGAAAAGGTCGCGGTGTTGGATACGCGGCGCTACGTGACAACGGCTGGAGGCGCGATTCGCGGCCGGCGTTGCGGGGCGTGCGCGGGCGAGTCGGTCCACGGGCCCTTCATGTAGCCCGACGTCCAGCCGTCCAGGGTTCGGCATGGAGCGCGCCGCTCGGTCACTGCTTGGCAGACCGGAGTTGTGGCCGCTGCTTTGTCTGATCGCGACGGGGGAGCCTTACTGCAGGCGCACGCAGATCGGGGCGCAGGTGCGCCCACCAGCGCGCGTGGGCGCGAGGGCTTGTGTGTCATCACCTCAAGAGAAAAAGGTGGACGGATGGACGGCGGTGCAAAGCTGAGCTGGGAATGGATGTCCCAGCACATGCCTCGGGTGGTTTCGATGATGAAGGCCGAGCGCGAGGCAGGCAGGGCCTCACAGCTCAATGAATGCTGGCGTGCTGGTGTGGTGCGTGGTGAGCCAGGCCAGTTCTGGGCCAGCGAGGGCAAGGTCAGCGTGGGCACGCCGCCGGCGCAGCACCTGGTGCCGACCGAGGTGATGGCGCTGATGCAGGCCTTCCCGGGCAGCGCGGTGCTGATGCTGGCCGGCCAGATCGTGGGGGAAGAGCATGGCCCGCAATGAGGACCTGGAGCGCCGCTGCCTGAACTGGGCACGCTGGAAGAACGGCGAGGGGCAGGGCGGCCTGGGCTACGGCGGCGGCGGCTGGAACTGGTCGGGTGCTGATCGCAGCAACTACCGCGAGGCCAAGGTGCCGACGTTGGACGCCGAGGCGGAGCAGACCGACAGGGCCATCCAGTCGCTGCAGTCGACGCTGCGCCGAACGGTGGAGGTCTACTACCTGGGCACGGGCTCGATGGAGGAGCGGTGCCGCGAGCTGCAGGTCAGCAGGGCCACGATCTACGTGCGCGTGGACAAGGCGCACGAGGAGATCGCCGCCTGGGTGCGCCAGGCCGAGAGCAAGGCCCTGCACGAGCGGGAGCGGCTGGCCCTCCTGCAGGCGTCTGCACGGCCAACCCGTGATCTAGGATGAGTGATGCATCATGATCCAAAGGAAGACGCAGAGCGCGAGGCCTGGGCGCTGGGTCCCTACGCCAATGACGCAATGGGCAACGACGTTGGGTGCCCTCACTGCGGCCGCATGAGGTTGTGCCTGTGCTCGAACGGTAAGCACCGGTGCGAGAAGTGCAATTGGTGTCCTGAACTCGACGACTACGCGCCATTTCTGGACTGAGGGAGTTTTAAGGATTAGACATTTCTGCGACATTGCCCCCACGCTGGTGTTGGTGTCTTCGGGCCCGATGCCAGCGTCGTTGATGCAACTCCCTTCAAGCGCCCGACCGCCCTCCAGCTGTCGGGCGCTTCCTTTTGCGCATGCCAACCTCACCGCCAAAGCCGTGCTCGTTCTGCGGCTGCCGCGAGCTGGTGCGAGACGGCAGCGCCAGGTGCGATGAGCACAAGGTGCGCGCCGGGCAGTTCGCTGACCGATCACGAGGCACGAGGCAACAGCGTGGCTATGGCGCCGACTGGGACAAGCGGCGCGCGCGGATCCTCAAGCGCGACTGTGGCCTGTGCCAGTGCGAGGAGTGCAAGGCGCTGAACCGTCTGCGGTCAGCGACGGCCGTCGACCACAAGGTCAACAAGGCCGAGTGGAAGCGGCTGCACGGCACGCTGGCCGGAGTCGACGACGACACCAACCTGCGCGCGATCAACGCGGACTGCCACAAGGTCAAGACCGCACGCGAGGCCGCGCAGGGTAGGGGGCGGGGAAAAGTCTAGAAGGCCTTCCACACAGGACCGGCCCGGTCCCCAAATTTTTGCGCGCGCAGGTTAGAGGGGTGGGGGGGGTACCCGACCAAGGGAGGGGAGCATGGGCAAACCCGGACCAGCTGCAAAGCCAGTCGAGCTGAAGGTCCTCGAGGGCAACCGCGGCAACCGGCCACTCGACCTGTCGACGGTGTTCCGGCCGCAAGCCGGCGCGCCAGACGCACCTCGATGGCTGAGCAAGGAAGCCAGGAAAGCTTGGAAGCGACTCAGCGTCGAGCTGGTCCGATACAACCTTCTGGCCACAGTCGACCGCGACGCGTTCGCCTCGCTGTGCCAGACCATCGGTCGGGTCGAGCTGTTCGAGACGGCGCTCGCGGCGAAGCAGGCGCTTCTGGTGTCGCAGGGCAAGGACCCGACCGACGCATTCATGGACGTCACGCCGAACGGCCTCAAGGTGCAGTCGGCCCAGTATCAGATCCTCAACCGGGAGCTGGCCAAGCAGCACACCCTGCTGAACAGCTTCGGCCTGAGGCCCGACGCGCGCGCCGCGGTGACCACAGCCATCCGTGCGCAGACCTCTCTCTTTGATGCCAAAGGCAACGTCAGCCAATCCGCGCTGCCGCTGGTCGAGGAGATCGAAACCCCCGCTGCGCCTGCAGCCGCGCCAACCGCTGCGCCGCCGCCGGCTGGCGCACTGCCGCAGTCGTTCGGCGACTTCTGATCACGGGACGGTCTGCCAGGCCGCGTCAGCGACCTGCGCAGCTAAGTGGATGAACCTCCAGCCCGCCCACCAATGCTATGACCGCCACCTACTTCGACCGCGCTCTCGACTACGCCCAGCGTGTCGTCGGCGGGCAGGAGGTGGCCGGCCTGTATGAGCGCCTGGCCTGCCAGCGCTTCGTCCGCGACCTGGCGCATGCCGGCACCGACGAGTTCCCGTACGTGCTGGACCACGCCGCCGGCGGCCGGGCCTGCCGCTTCATCGAGCTGCTGCCCCACATCAAGGGTGAGTGGGCGAAGCCGGTCTACGTCGACGGTGGATACCAGTACGCCAAGCTGGTGCTCGACCCCTGGCAGATCTTCTGCGAGCTCCAGCTGTTCGGCTGGAAGCATCGCGACACCGGCCTGCGGCGATTCCGCCGGAGCTATGAGGAGGTAGCTCGCAAGAACGCCAAGAGCACGCGCGTCGCGGCGCGTGAGCTGTACCTGGCCACCGCCGACGGCGAGCCCGGCGCCCACTGCTACAGCGTGGCCACCACGGGCGAGCAGGCGCGGGAGGTCTTCGACACCGCGCGCAACATGGCGCTGCGCTCGCCGGACTTCATGCATCACTTCGGCGTGGAGGTCGGCAAGCACGACATCACGATGGCCAGCACGGCCAGCAGCTTCAAGCCGCTGAACGCCGAAGGCAGCACGCTCGACGGCCTCAACGTCCACGGCGCCAGCGTCGACGAGCTGCACGCCCACAAGACCCGGGCCGTCTGGGACGTGCTCGACAGCGCCACCGGTGCGCGCAGCCAGCCGCTTATCAGCGCGATCACCACGGCGGGCTTCGACCGCTCCGGCATCTGCTATGAGCTGCGCGACTACACCATCAAGGTGCTGGAACGTACGGCCGTCGACGAGACCTGGTTCGGCATCATCTACACGATCGACGACGGTGACGTCTGGCACGACCCCGCCGTCTGGCGCAAGGCCAACCCCGCGCTGGGCATCAGCGTCAAGGTCGACGACATGGAGGCCGCCTGCCGCAAGGCGGTAGCCCAGCCCAGCGCGGTCGGCAACTTCCTGACCAAGCGGCTCAACGTCTGGATGTCCAGCAGCGCCGCCTGGATGGACATGCAGGCCTGGCAGCACACGGCCGACAAGACCCTGGCGCTCGAGGACTTCAAGGGCGAGCGCTGCTGGATCGGCATGGACCTGGCCGAAAAGGTCGACTTCGCAGCCCTGGTGCTGCTGTTCCATCGCGACGGGCACTGGTACTGCTTCCCGCGCCTGTACCTCAACGAGCATGCCATCGAGCAAAGCGGCAACGCGCACCTGCAGGGCTGGGCCCGCGTGGGCCACGTTGTGCAGACGCCTGGAAACGCAACCGACTTCGACGTCATCGCCGACGACCTGCGCCGCTACTGCGAGATGTTCGATGTGCAGGAGATCCCGTATGACCCGGCACTGTCGCGCTACTTCGGCACCAAGCTCGCCGAGGAAGGCCTGCCCCTGGTCCAGGTTCGGCAGGCGCCGCTGTTCTACACCCAGCCGCTGATCCAACTGGAGAACCTGGTGCTGGAGCGCAAGTTCCACACCGACGGCAATCCGGTGTTCACGTGGATGGTCAGCAACGTCGAAGTGACCACCAGCAAGTTCAACGGCCTCAAGCACCCGACCAAGGCGCGCGAGGAAAACAAGATCGACGGCCCCGTCGCGCTGCTGCTCGCCCTCGGCCGCGCGCTGGAGGTGCCACAGGCGCCCAAGCGCCACAAGCAACTTTGCGTCGATCTCAATGACACGGTGTCCGCATGACCGCCCATCACACTCCCGACACCCAGCGCCACCAGTCGCGCGTGCTGTCCACCTTCCTGGACAGCCGGCCTGGTGGGCGCGAGCGTGCCGGCGTCCAGACGCCTGCACCGCGCAACGAGACGCTGGTGAGTAGCGGCGATCGCGCCGGCATGCTCGACCTGTTCGCTCCGGTCACCAGCAGCGCGGGCTTTCCGGTGACCGAGCGCACGGCCATGCAGGTCAGCACGGTGTTCGCCTGCCTCAGCAAGATCAGCGGCGCGATCACGCAGCTGCCCATCCAGCAGTACCGCCTGGACAGTCTGGGCAATCGCGAGCGGATGGAGCCCACGCCGCTGTGGTGGTTGCTCAACGAAAGTCCGGACGATGCCTGGACCAGCGCCAGCTGGTGGGAATGGATCGTTCGCTGCGTGGCCTTCCGCGGCGACCAGCACACCGAGATCCGGCGCAAGGGCGCCGGCGTCGCCGGCTTCAAGATCCATCACCCGGACAACTGCAAGCCTCGCAGGGTGGGCAGCCGCCTGGTGTATGACTGCTTCGACCCCGACATCGGCCGGACCTACGGTGTCGACCAGGACGACATGCTGCACTTCCCAGGCATGGGCTTCGACGGAAAGAGTTCCCTCAGCATCATCAGCAACGCCGCCCGCCAGGCCATCGGCAACAGCCTGGCAGCAAGCGACTTCGCGGGCCGCTCGATGGGCGAGGGCGGCATGCCCAAGATCGCCATCGGCTACCCGGATGAGGTCGACCAGGAGCAGGTCGACTTCCTGCACAAGAGCTTCACCAAGACCTACGGCCAAGGCCGCGGCCGCAACCTGCCGCTGGTCCTCAGCGAAGGCGCCAAGGTCGAGCAGCTCAGTATTGCGCCCGTCGACCTCGAGCTGATGGCGCTGCGCAAGTTCGAGAAGAGCGACATCTGCGACGCGTTCGGGGTGCCCATGGTCATCATCGGCGACACCGAGAAGGCCACCAGCTGGGGCACCGGCATCGAGCAGATCGTGCTGGGCTTCGTGCGCTTCACCATCAAGCCGATGCTCCAGCGCTGGGAACAGGAGCTGAACCGCAAGCTCTTCCGGCGCGCGGGTCAGTTCGTGTCCTTCGACCTGGACGCCATCCTGGCCGGCGACAGCAAGACCCAGGCCGAGTACTTCCGCTCCGCACTCGGCGGCCCCGGCACCGGCGATGCGTTCATGAAAGTGAACGAAGTCCGCCGCATCAAGAACCTGCCGCCTGTCACCGGCGGCGACGAGCTCTTCAAGGCAACGGCCAAGGCCGCGCCTTCTCCTGCACCCGCACCTACCGAGGCCTGAACATGCCCACGCCCAAGCTCCCCAAGCTGCTGCAGCTCATCAAGGACAACGCCGAGGCTCGCGCCGAAGGCAAGGCCGCCATTCGCAGCGAATCCACCGACACCGAACTGCATGTGTACGTCTATGACGTCATCAGCAGCTGGTGGGGCGCCAACGCGGCCGACCTGGTCGAAGCCCTCGCCGGCGCCGGCGACCGCACCGTGCACCTGCACATCAACTCGCCGGGCGGCGACGTGTTCGAGGCCCGCGCCATGTCGAGCGCGATCGTGGCCCATCCGGGCAAGGTCATCGGTCATATCGACGGCCTGTGTGCCAGCGCGGCGACCGACCTGGCCCTGGCCTGCAACGAGGTGCGCATCACCAGCTCGGGCCTCTTCATGATCCACAACAGCTGGACCATGGCCTACGGCAACAAGACCGAGCTGCGCAGCACCGCCGACCTGCTCGACAAGATCGACGGCACGATCGCCAGCAACTACGTCGCCAAGACCGGCAAGACGCTCGACCAGGTCAAAGCCTGGATGGACGACGAGACCTGGTTCACGGCCGAGGAGGCAAAGGCCGAGGGCTTCGTCGACTTCATCGATGCCAACACCAAGCGCGAAAGCGCGGCAGAGGACCAGGCCGACCCCGCGCGCTGGAACCTCAGCGCCTACGCCAAGGCCCCGAAGCTGACCCCGCCCGAGCCCAAGCTCGGGGACCAGATTGCCGCCCAGCTGCAACGCAACCGCAACCGCCTGCGCCTGCTGGACGTCGCCGCCTGACGCGCTCCCGCGCCAGACCAAGGCCGCTCACTCGAGCGGCCTTCTTCTTTCCTGCTCAAACCCACCGAAAGGATTCACATGAAGCCGAGCATTCAAGCCCTGCGGGAGCGCCTTGCCGCTCTGAACCAAAAGATGAAGGCCCTCCTGGCCGAGAAGGGCGACCGCGCCTGGTCGAAGGAAGACCAGGCCGTCTTCGACGCCGACAGCGACGAAGCCGAGCGCCTGCAGCGCCAGATCTCCGCTCACCAGAAGATGCTGGACCAGGAGGCCGAGGACAACTTCGAAGATGCCGACAAGAAGCCCAAGGCCGGCGAGAAGACCGCGCTGCAGAAGGGCGTCGACATCTTCATGCGCAAGCGCATGATCGACCTTTCCGCTGAAGAGCGCGCCATCGTGCTGAACACGATGAGCACGACCACCGGCTCTGAAGGTGGCTACACCGTCCAGACCGAAGTGGCCCGGCAGTTCATCGAGGCGATGAAGGCCTTCGGCTCGATGCGCCGCGTCTCCACGGTCCTGCCCACCGGTGCCGGCAACAACATGAGCTTCCCGACCACCGACGGCACCGGTGAAATCGGTGAAATCGTGGCGCAGAACATCGCCGCCTCGACCGCCGACCTGACCTTCGGCACCAAGCCCTTGAACGTCTTCAAGTTCGGCTCCAGGATCGTCACCATCCCGATTGAGCTGCTGCAAGACACCGAGATCGACATCGTCGGCCTGATCAACAAGCGCCTGCGTGATCGCCTGGGCCGCGTGATGAACCTGAAGTTCACGGTCGGCGCCGGCACCACCGAGCCGGACGGCATCGTGCCGCAGGCCATGGTCGGCAAGACCGGCACCACCGGCCAGACCCTGACCATCATCTATGACGACCTGGTCGACCTGGTGGACGCTCTGGACATCGCCTACCTCGAGGAAGGCCCCGAGCCCGGCTGGATGATGAGCCAGACCATGCGTCGCGTGGTGCGCAAGATCAAGGACACCACGGGTCGCCCGATCTGGACGCCGGGCTATGAGGACGGCATCACGGCCAAGACGCCCGACCTGCTGCTGGGCTACCCGGTCACCATCAACAACGACATGGCGGTGCCGGCTGCCAACGCGAAGAGCCTGGCCTTCGGCGACTTCAGCGGCTACACGATCCGCGACGCGATGGAAGTCAATCTCTTCCGCTTCGACGACAGCGCCTTCATGTCCAAGGGCCAGGTCGGCTTCCTGGCCTGGGCCCGCGCTGGCGGCAACCTGATGGACACCGCCCGCGTGCGGACCTACCAGCACAGCGCCACCTAACCCGCCAGGTTTGTCTCCGGGCCGTCCGTCGGCCCTTCTCGCGCCTCGCGTGCAGACGCCTGCACGCGAGGCGCAGTCTTTTCTGCCCCACCGGAGATTCACATGATCAAGTACCGATTCCTCCTCGCCTCCCTTGCCGCGCTCGCCCTGGGCAGCGCGGCCTTCGCCGCGCAAGCGGCGCCGCGCGCGCCTGCATCCGCGCCGGCCCCCGTCGTCGCCGCCGCTGCCGAAGCTGCCCCGACAGCACCGAGCCCTGCGGCTCCCGCCACCGCCTCCACCGCGCAGCCCGCCCGCAAGGAAGACGAAGTCGACGCATCCACTGCTGAGCTGGAAGCCTCCGGCGATCCGCAGCCCGGCGAGACCAACGGCGAGGTCGGCGCCGCTGTGCAGCCCATCCCGCCCACGCACGTCGACGCTCGCGTCCTCGCCGACTGCGATCTCGGAAAGCCGAACGATTTGGCCAGCGTGCCGGTCGAGCGCGTGTCCGAGCTGGAGGCATCGCACATCATCGACACCCACCCCGCCGCCGTCGACTACGCCCGCCGCCTGGCCGCTGGCGAGATCCAGGGCTGACGTGCCATGGCCCTGCAGCGCATCACCGCTCCGGGGTCCGCCTGCGTGGACCTCGCCACCGCCAAGGCCCAGTGCCGCGTCGACTTGGCCGACGACGATGCGCTGATCACGGCCATGATCCTCGCCGCCAGCGACGAGGCCGAGCATCTGCTGCGGCGGGCCATCCTGCCGCAGCAGTGGCGCCTCTCGCTGGACTGCTTTGTCATCCAGACCATCGAGCTGCACCGCCCGCCGGTCACGGCCGTCGATTCGGTCAAGTACGTCGACAGCGCCGGCGTGCAGCAGACCCTGGTGGCCGGCACCGACTACCAGGTCAGCCTGGGCCACCCGCTCTTCGCCCGCCTGGCGCCGGCCTACGGCAAGAGCTGGCCCAGCACGCGCGCCCAGCTCGACGCGGTGGAGATCGACTTCACCGCCGGCTGGGCCAACGCCGGCGCCGTGCCGCCCGCCATCAAGCAATGGGTGCTGATGCGCGTCGCTGCGTACTACGACAACCGCGAGGCCTGGACGCTTGGCAAGGCCATCGAGCGCAACTCGTTCATCGACCGCCTGCTGGATCGCTGGCGCGTCCCTTCCTTCTGAGGTCGCCATGCTGCAACGCTTCCAGGGTTCCCAGCTCGATCGCCGCATCCAGCTGCAGCAGCCCATCGTCGCCCGCGACGCGAGCTTCGGCGGCGCCGAGGTGGCCTACGCCGCTGTGGCCACCGTCTGGGCCCAGCGCGTCGAGGCTCTCGGCGGCACTGCCACCAGCGCCGACCAGCGCGTCGCCTCGCGCACCGTGCGCTTCCTGATTCGGTACCGCGCCGACGTGCTGCCCGACTGGCGCATCGTCGAAGGCGGCCGGCGCTTCCGCATCACGAGCCCCCCAGTCGAGCAGGGCCGCAAGTCGGGCCTGCTCATCGAGTGCGAGGAGACCAGCGATGTTTGACGTCAAGATCAAGGGCCTAGCCGAGCTGCAGAAGGCGCTGGCCGAGCTGCCCGACAAGATCGAGCGCAACATCGTGCGTTCCGCCTTGCGCGCTGCGGCCAAGGTCACGGCCGAGGAGGCCAAGCGCCGCGTGCCTGTGCGCCGCGGCAAGCTGCGCGATTCGATCCGCGTCAGCACCCGCCTGGTCAAGGGCAAACCGACAGCCACTGTCACGGCCGGCGGCACCAAGAAGGGTGCACCGTTTTACGCGCACCTGGTGGAGTTCGGCGCCAAGGCCCACTTCATCAAGCCCAAGAAGGCCAAGAGCCTCTTCATCGCCGGCGTCTTTCGCGAGGGGGTGGACCACCCCGGCGCCCGCAAGCAACCCTTCCTGCGCCCCGCGCTGGACGCCTCGGCCCAGGCCGCGGTGCTGGCCTTCGGCAACGCCGTCAAGGCCAGGCTGACGAAGCAGGGCATCGACACCCCCGACCTTGCCGTCGACGACGAGAGCTGACCATGCGCGCCGAGAAAGCCATCCGCGCCCTCGTCACTGGCGCCGCGGCGCTGACTGCGCTCGTCCCCGCGGCGCGCATGTACCCCCACGCCATTCCGCAGGGCGAGCAGCTGCCCGCCCTGGTCATCGAGCACGTCAGCACCGTGCCGTTCCCCACGCTGGACGCCAGCGCCGGTTTCGGCCTCATGCAGTCCCGCATCCAGGTCACTGTGCTGACCAACGCCTATGACGACCTCAAGGCCGTCGTTGAGCAGGTCGTGCTGGCCTGCAACTACCAGCGCGGCGTGCTCGCCGGCACGCGCGTCAACAGCGTCGTGCGCGCCTTCATCGGGCCCGACATGACCGACGACGACCGCACCGTCTTCCACCAGTCCATCGACTTCCTCGTCACTTTCCAAGAACCCTGAAGGAGTTCCGCCATGCAGCCCGCCGCCTCTGGTATCTACAAGCAAGTAGCGTTCAAGCTCAACGCCGGCGCCTTTGGTGCCGCTCCTGGCCAGGCCAGCGCCCAGCTGCTGCGCCGCACGGCCAGCACTGTCGATCTGCAGAAGGACACTTACCAGTCCAACGAGATCCGGCCCGACTTCCAGGTCGCTGACTTCCGCCACGGCGTGCGCCGCGTGGGCGGCCAGATCTCCGGTGAGCTGAGCTGCGCCACCTGGAAGGACTTCATCGCCATGGCGCTGAAGCGTGACTTCACCGCGGGCATCTCCACCGCCGGTGTGGGCCTGACCATCGCCGCCGGCGCCGGTTCCACCTGGACCGTCACCCGCAGCGCCGGCAACTACCTGACCGACGGCTTCAAGGTCGGCCGCGTGGTGCGCCTGTCGGTCGGCGCGCTCAACGCACTCAACCTGAGCAAGAACCTGCTGCTGGTTGCCCTCACGTCCACCGTGGCCACGGTCCTCGTGGTGAACGCCACCTCGATGCAGGCCGAAGGCCCCGTCGCCGGCTGCACCGTCACCGAAGTCGGCAAGTCCACCTGGATCCCGCAGACCGGCCACACCGACAAGGACTTCGGCCTCGAGCACTTCTATGCCGACCTGGTCCAGTCCGAGCTCTTCCTCGGCAACAAGGTCGACAAGATCAGCTTCGGCCTGCCGCCCACCGGCATGGCCACGGTGACGATGGACATCATCGGCCAAGACCTGGCCGAGACCTCAGCCAAGCGCGGCGGCGTGGCGCCCACGGCGCAGTACTTCACGGCGCCGACTGCGGTCACCACCACGGGGGTGATGGCCGCCGTCAACGGCGTGCTGCGCGCCGGCGGCCAGGTGGCGGCGACGCTGACCGGCCTGACGCTCGACGTCGACCCCACCTTCTCGGGCGATCCCGTCGTCGGCTCCAACGTCATCCCGCAGCTGTTCCCGGGCAAGGTCATGGTGTCGGGCCAGTTCACGGCCTACTTCGACAGCGTCGCCATGCGCGACGCCTTCGTCAACGAGACCGAGATCGACCTGCTGGCCGTCTTCACCGCCGACAACACCGCGGCCGCCGACTTCATCGCCTTCAGCCTGCCGCGCCTGAAGGTGGGCGGTGCCAGCAAGAGCGACAGCGACGCCGGCCTGGTGCAGACCTTCCCCTTCACCGCGCTGCTGAACAACGCCGGCGGCGCCGGCATCGCCACCGAGAAGACCACGATCTGCGTGCAGGACGCCCAGGCCTGATCCAGACGTCTGCACGGAGAACACCATGACCATCAAACTCCTCGCGCAGTATGGCCGCGCGCCAGCGGGCGCCCTCCTGACCACGCTCGATGCGGCCACGGAGGCTGCACTGGTTGCGGCCGGGCAGGCCACCACCAACCTCGGTGGCGGCACCGCCTGGACCGACCCCTACAGCGTGACACCGGCCGGACAGGTGGCTGTCGTCCTCGACCGCGCGACCGGCGTCGCGATCGCCAACGACACCGCGATCGCTGGCGCATCTCCGCTCCGCAGCGCCCTGTTCGTTGGCGACTCCCTCACCGACTATGCGCGGGTTGGCCTCGCGGCAGCGTCGATCACCCTGATCAGCCCCGGCGTGATTCGCGTGGTCCGCACGAGTCATTCCCTCAGCGTCGGTCAGTACTTCGGCACCACAGCCGGCAGCGCCGATGCTTGCACGATGCGGGCCCAGGTCACCAGCGTGATTGACGTCAACACGTTCGATGCGCTCATGGTGGGCCCGATGCACACCGTGACCGGTGCCGCGCCCAGCATCCTCATCGAGGACCGCGCCAGCACGCGCGGCTGGCCAACGTGGCTGGATAGCATTTCGGGCCAGCCGCTGCAGCGTACCTGGGCGGCGATCGGCGGCGCCAGCATGTCGAACCTCATCGAGCTGCTGCCTCGCCTGCCGGCCGGTCAGGAGGACATGGCGTTTGTGTGCATCGGCATGAACGACATCTATAGCCGCGGCGACAGCCTTGCCGCGATGAAAGCCAACTTCGTGTCCCTCATGGCGCTGGTCAAGAAGCGCAGCGGCCGGATCTGCGTGCTCTCGGTGCCGCCTCGCAATTCTGCAGACGGCGCTTGGTCGGCTGGCAAGCAAACGATCCACACCGGCTTCAACAAGTTCCTTTATGACCAGTGTGTCGCGAACGGCTGGGAGTTCGTCAACACCGCCCGGGCCAAGCAAGGCGGCGCGGCCTATGTCAACGCGGCCGCTTCCAACCCCGACCCGACGGTCGGCTTCACGCATGACAACACACACCCGAACATGCGGGGTGCGAAGGCCATCGCGGATGAGGTGTGGGCGACCGTGAGCAAGTGGTTCGGCCCGAAGGGCCTGACCGCCGCACATCCTTCCGCAATCGGCGCAGATGTCGGGAATCTGTTGACGGGCAGCGACTTCCCCACCGACACGGCCGGCGTCGTTACCGGCTGGACGAAGACCTCACCGACTCCCAACATGGTCGCCACGTTCACCAGGGAGGCTCGAACCGTCGCGACCGATGGCGACGCCTGTGGCTCCAACCAGGTGATGACGATCGATATCGGCACGGCGGGTGCATCGGCAAACGTTCGCTTCCAGAAGAGCGGCATCCAAGCACTGCTGACCGCCGGAAAGAAGTACTACCTGGCTGTTCCCTTCAGCGTCACCAATGCACTCGGACTGACCGGCCTCGAGCTCAACATGAGCGGCACCCGGGCGGACGGCACGTTCTGGTTCGTCACCGGCAACCACATGGACAGCAACGCTGGCACGCTCGTCGGCAACTTCAGCGGCTGGCTCATCACGCCGGTCAGTACTTGTCCGCCCAACCTCACGAGCCTGGACATCTGGGTGAGGCCGTACATCAGCAGCGCCCAGACGGCTGGCAATCCGCTTGTGCTCAAGGCGTGGCAGCCGGTCCTTTCCGAAGTGCCGTAAGGGCTTGCGCTGGCTCGTTCAGGAACGCGGCGGAAGCCAGACTCCCGGCAACTCCTCCGCGTGCAGTTGAATGGGCGCCATTGGTGCGAAACCCATCATGGTGGCGTCGCTTACTGCACCGTCGGCCTCTCGAATGAACCAAGCCTCGCCCTGCACCACTGTTTCGACATGCCGGCTTTCAGTGAATCGCTTAATTGCCTCAACGCCAGCGTCGGCGTCGAACACGTTGAGTGAGACAGCTAAGTGCAGATCGCCTTTAATGTGTGCTTCGAAGGCGAAGTCTGTTTTGCCCGTGGCAAGGACATTGAACCGGCTATTTTTGGGATAGCTAGCAACAAGGTCGAAGTCATGCATGACGGTGACCTCAATCAACGGGCGATAGCTAGAGTCCATCCCCAAGAGCTGAACCGGAGGTGGTGAGCCGCGCAGCGCTGCTTGAAACGTGTCTCTGAACCTAGAGCCGACTTCCAGCGCCCACAGCTTGTCAAGCACTTCCGCCATCTGCTGCAGCTCAACTACCTCCCGCTTCGACTGCAGCGACCGGACAACTTCTTCAACGCTTGATAGGCCGATGAGCCTCTCAGATTCCAGACACGCGCCCAATGGGCCAAGATCGCGGCTCACAACAAGCACGTATTGGTCTGTCGCCTTTGCGTAAGCCGCCAACGAAGAAAGGGCGAAAGCGTCGGGGAACTCACGCGGCTTCTCCTGCGTGAACGGATTCTTGACAGCGAAATATGCGTCGAAAACTTCTGATGTTGACGCCGTGTCGGTCGGTAGCCGTTGGCCTTTGAAATCTTCCAGATGGCGCTCGAATCTGTCGCTAACGATGTCGGCTGCGGAGGCGTTTTTTAGTTGATTGCGAACGGTCGTAACGGCTTCATGTAAGACGGGCAGCGCCTCAGTTAGCGCGTCATCCATCTTGGTTGCGGCACGCGTGATGACCTGTGTCAGCGCAGCTGTTAAGTGCTTCTTGGTCTCTCGCTCCCAAATTTGCGGGAACAAAAGAGTGATCGACTGCGCTTCCATGAGTCTTTGAAGCGTCTTCATTGACGCGCGTTTGAAGTCTCCCTTCATCGCAATATAGGTATTGGCGTCGAGCGCCACGGCTAGACGCCGACCCTGGCGCAGATGCTCTTGAAGCTTGCCGTGCGCGGCCATGTTGAGCTTTCGGTACTTGCCTTCGTCGTCGCCCATTTGCTTTCTCCCTAGTCGCATCGAGCGGACTGCCCGCGCTCACAAGTCCGCGCCTTTTACACCGTCCAGACGTCTGGACTCCCCCGCAACGACCCGCCCTGGTTCGCCTCCCTCGCAGGTGGCGGCCGGGGTGGGCACGGGCATTTCACCCACCCACCTGCGAACCACCATGGACACATCGCTCACCATCGCCCAGCAGCTCATCGCTGTGGGCTTCGACATCTCGGCCTATGAGGACGCCCACTCGGGCATGGTCATCATCAAGGACCCCATGACCGGCGCGCCCACGCCGCTCGCCATTGAGCTGGCCGGCCCCGAGCATCCGGCGCGCCGCAAGGACGACTTCAACCGCGCGCGGCGCATGCGCCAGGACATCATGAAGACGGGCAAGGTCCAGCTGGATGACCCCGAGGAAGAGGAAGAGGCCAAGACCCAGAAGCTGGCCGAGTACTCCCTCAGCGCGACGGTCAATGGCCAGCCGGTGCCGTTCTCGCGCGAGCAGGCCCTGGCGCTGTACAGCGACCCCAAGCGCCGCTGGCTGCGAGCCCAGGTCGCCACTGCGCTGGATGAGCGCGAGCGTTTTATCAAGCGCTCCGCTCTGACCTGATCAAGGCGGCGGAGCGCGAAACCGAGCTCGGCCGGCTGGAGGGTGACGGCGCCAGTCTTCGCACCCATCTGCAGCGCCTTGCCCAGAACACGGGCAAGGCCGACCCCCGGCTGTTCTACACCGTGCCCCCCGAAGGCCTCCCCATCTGGGAGGCCTTCTGTTCTTTGAGCGTCGGCCGCCGCAGCGGCTTCGGCGCCAGCCCCCTGACCTTTGTCGACATCGAGGCGTGGTGCCGCCTGCAGGGCGTGCGCCTCACGCCCTGGGAACTCGACACCCTGCTGGCCCTGGACGCCAAGACGCTCCAGCTCGCCGCCGCGCAGCAGCGCGCCAAGAAGGAAACCAAGCCATGAACATCGGCGGCATCAGTATCGAGATGGCGGCGGACTTGGCGCGCCTGCGCCAGGACATGAACGAAGCCAAGGCTTCCGTGGGCGGCGCCATGGAAGGCATCGGCAAGGCGGTCGACCTGGCCAAGGCCGCCTTCGTCGCCTACCTGGGGGTGGCCTCGGTCCAGGCCTTCAAGAGCATGGTCATGGGCGCCGTGGAGGCCACCGGCGCGCTGCACGACCTCAGCAAGCAGACCGGCAACAGCGCGGCCGCGCTCGCGCAGTTCCGGTCCATTGGCCAGTACAGCGAGACGACCATCGACGCGATCTCGGCCGCGTCCCTGAAGCTGTCCAAGAACATGGCCATGGCTGACGAGGAAGGGAAGGGCGCCGCCGTGGCGCTGAAGGCCCTTGGCATCAACTTTGGCGAGTTCCAGAAGCAGAGCCCCGATGAGCGCATGCTCACGGCCGCCAAGGCGCTGGCCCAGTACAAGGATGGCGCCGACAAGTCCGCCGCGGCCATGCTGCTGTTCGGCAAGGAAGGCGCCAAGCTGCTGCCGTTCCTTGGCGACCTGGCCGAGCAGTCGGATGAGGTTTCCAAGGCGCTGGAGGGCCAGGGCGTGGAGACCAAGCGCCTGCAGGCCGCCATGGCCGACACGTTCGGCGACAACCTAACCAAGATCTCCAAGCAGAGCAACGAGTGGAAGAAGGACCTCAGCATGGGCCTGCTGCCGGCCATGTACGAGGCCAGCGAGGCCTTCCTGCAGATGAACAACGGCGCCGGCGGCCTGAAGGCGCAGATCAGCCAGCTGGCCAAGGACGGCACCCTGGCCGAGTGGGCGCGCGGCGCCATGACGGCGCTGAGCTATCTGCTCGACGTGGGCCAGGGGCTTTTCACCCTCATCCCCATGCTTGGCAAGGCGATCGCGGGCGTTGCTGCCGGCGCCGTGGAGCTGTTCAGCAACCTGGCCGACGCGCAAAGCAAGCTGGTGACGGGTGACTTCAGCGGCGCATTTGAGTCGATGAAGAGCGGCTTCCGGTCGGTGGCCACTATCGGCGCGGACACGGCCGAGGAGATCAGCAAGCTGTGGAACCAGAAGCTGATCGGTCAAACCTTCCGGGAAACCATGGATGGCCTCAAGGGCGTCCAGGCTGCCGGCAAGGCAACGGGGACCGAGATGGATCGCCTTGGCACCGTGCTCGACAAGCTCGCCGCTGCGGAGAAGGCCAAGGCCGAGGCATCCAAGCGCGCGACTGAAGAGCAGAAGAAGCACACCGCGGCGGTGCAGGCAGCCCAGAAGGCAGGGTTGGAACTCACTCGTGCACTCGACCTCAAGAACGACCAACTGCAGCTCGAGGTGGATCTGGGCCGCAAGCTCACGCCCATCGAGCAGGAGAACCTCAAGCTGACGCGCGACCTGCAAACCGGCAAGGTGAAGCTCACCGAAGCGCAAGAGAAGGCCGCGCGCGCCGCCATCGAGCATGGCGCCGCCCTGGAGCGCGAAATCGCTTGGATGCAGCAGTCGCGCAAGGAGAACCAGGCCGCCATCGACGCGACCGACAAGCGCATTGATACGATCCGCGCCGAGACCGAGAAGCAGCGCGAGTCCAACGCCGAGCTGTTGCTCAGCACCAAGCAGGTTGGCGACCTGCGCCAGGCCAAGCTGCTGGACCTGGCGGCCTCGGCCGAGCGCAAGGCCGCGCTCATGGACGAAGTCGACTGGACGGGCCAGCTCGGCGAGCAGCAGCGCGAGCTTGCCAAGGCCTACCGCGAAAGCGCTGCAGTTGCAGCCGACGGCTCAGCCGTGAAGGCTGCGAAGGAGGCCCAGGACGCCTGGCAGAGAACAACCGACAGCATCGGTCAGGGCCTGACCGACAGCCTGTTCCGAGCGTTCGAATCCGGCAAGGGCTTCTTCAAGACGCTGTGGGACGGCATCGTCAACACGTTCAAGACCACCGCGCTGAAGCTGGTCATCAGCGGCAGCGATGGCAAGGGCGGCATCGTCGGAACCATCATGGACGCCGTCGGCATGGGCTCGTCGTCGTCCGGGGGCAGCGGTGGTGGCGGGCTCAGCTCGCTTGGGTCGTGGGCCTCGACGCTGTCCTCCATGTACAAGTACGGCTCCACCATGTTGGGCGGGCTGTTCGGTGGCGGAGCCGCTGCGGCCGGCACGTACACGTCCGGGGCTGGCGCTACCTATGCGATGACCAGCGCCGAGGCTGCGGCCCTTTATGGGAATGCGGGCTACGGTGCCGCCATGGGCTCGAGCGGCGCTGCCGGCGGCGCCAGCGCGGGCAGCTTTGGCTGGGCCGGCCCGGTCGCGGCCATCATCGCCGGGATGATGGCGTCGGGCGCGGCGTTCAGTCAGGGCTTCAACCAGGACAACATGCCCGACCACGTCGACCTGTGGGCGCCGCAGCATCGCTTCGACACCAACCTGGCCGCCGGCATCGTTGGTGACAAGTGGGCCAATATGTTCAGCGGCGCGGCGCTGACCAGCAAGCTGCTGCAGTGGGGCGCTGGCACGCCGCACCGCGGCGGCATGTACGTCAGCGACGGCACCAACGGCTACGTGCCAGGCATGGGCTACGTCGGCAACATGGCCGCCGGCGACTCGGTCGGCAAGAACAAGTCGGCCGAGATCGAGAGCGCGCTGAAGTCGCTCACGGGTGGCGCGGCGGGCATCCTGAACGAGTTTTCCAAGATGTTTGGCGGCACCGGCGGCTACAGCGTCGGGGGCTACTTCGCATCGGACAACAGCGACCCCAGCCAGGGCAACACCAAGATCTGGCGTGGCGCTGCCGAGCTGGCCTCGTCGTCGGGCTACTACGCCGACAACGCGAACGAGGGCTATGCCGAGTTCACCAAGGCGCTGGCCGGCCAGGTCCGCAAGGTCATGGACACGGTCGACCTGCCCGACTGGGTGGACAAGGAGCTGAAGGGGCTGAGCGCCTCGGCCACGTTCGAGGACATCGCCAAGTTCATCAGCGGCCTTGAGGCGATCCGAACCACGCTGAAGTCCCTGGACACGGCGTTCATGCCCTTGGGCGGTGTCTTTGCCCGCATCGCTGACCTGAGCGACGACGCCACTATCCAGCTTGCGCAGTTCGCCGGCGGCATCGACAAGCTCATGGCCAAGACGGCCACCTTCGTCGAGCTGTACTACTCCGACAGCGAGAAGCATGCGCTGCAGGCGGCCGATCTGTTGAAGAGCCTGCAGGCGGCCGGCATCACCGGCGCCGGAGGGTTGTCCAGCAAGGACGACTTCAAGGCGCTGGTGATGAGTGCAGACGTCCAGACGGAGGCCGCCCAGAAACAGCTGCTCGCGCTGCTGGACCTGAGCCAGGCCTTCGCGCCGGTGGGCGACTACCTGAAGGAGCAGGGTCTGACGCTGGCCGACCTGGCCGCCCAGGCGCCGGCGGTGACGGCCCTGCAGGCGCTGACCGATGCGCAGTCGACTGGCCAGGCCGCGCAGCTGACCGCCACCGAGACGCTGAACACCAGCGTGATCGGGATCGGCGAGCAGATCTCGGTGGGCATCGAGGCGCTGGGCAACCAGCTGGCCGAGCGCCTCACCGCGGTCGAAGTGGCGGTGGCGGCCAACGGCCGCACGGTGTCTGACGCCTTGACCTATGAGGGAGTGCCTCGATGAGCATCAGCGATGCGCAGTTCACGGCCTGGCTCGCGGCTGACAACCGCGAGCGGGTCGTGCTCATCGAGGTGCAGGCCTATTCAGGCGGCGGGGTCGTCACGCGCTATCTCAGCAATCGGGGCTTCACCAGCTGGCCGACTGACACGCCGGCCAACACGGCGTATGAGGAGATCCTGATCGGTGTGCCGGGCATCCGCTCGGCCATGGCCGACGCGCTGCGCGGCCGCAGCGTGGTCAGCTACGGTGACCTGGACGTCGACAACTCGGGCGGTGTGCGCGACGGCTGGCTGCTCGACGGCTGGGACGGCCGCCCCGTGGTCATCCTCATGGGTGACCCGAGCTGGCCGAAGGCTGACTTTCGCCAGGTGTTCGCTGGCGTGATCGACGACATCTCGGCACGCGACACCCGCACGCTGACCCTGAAGCTGCGCGATCGCCAGCATCTGCTGGACGTGCCGCTGCAGGTCAACCGGGTGGGCGGCACGGGCCCCGCGAAGGACCAGCGCCTGCCGGTCTGCTACGGCCAGGTGTTCAACATCGAGCCGGTGCTCGTCGACGCCGCGGCGCGCAAGTACCAGTGGCACGACGGCCAGGTGCAAAGCGTCGACGCGGTGTATCAGGACGGCGCCACGATCGCGACCTACACCGCCAACCTGGCCGACGGCACCATCACGCTGACGGCCGCGGCAACGGGGCGCATCACGCTTGACGGCAAGGGCAGCAAGACCGGCGGGACCTACGTCGACAAGACCGGCGACATCGTCTCGCGCCTGGTGCAGGAGCGGGCAGGGTGGTCGGGTGGCGACATCGACGCCGCGAGCATCACGGCCCTGAACACCGATGTGCCGGGCGCGGTGGGGCTGTACATCACGGCCGACGCTACTACCGTGCTCTCCGCGCTCGACACGCTCATCACCGGCGCCGGCGGGTACTACAGCATCACCCGCGCCGGCAAGCTGCGGGTGGGGCAGTTCAAGGCGCCGGCGGGCACGCCGGTGCTGACGATCACCGACGACGACGTGCAGTTCGGCCGCATCGAGCTGGTGCGCCGCCTGGTGCCCATGCAATCGGCTCGCGTCGGCTATGCACGGTTCTTCACCACGATCGACAGCGGCGCGGCGGCCGGCCTTACAGAGGCGCAACGCCAGCGCCTGCGCGATCCCTACCTGGTGGCCATCGCAACCAGCGCGCCGGCCGGCTTCCTGATGGCCGTCGACGGCGACCTGCAGCCCAGCTGCTTTGTCGCCGGTGCAGACGCCGGCACGGAAGCCACGCGCCGCGCCGCGCTGTGGGGCCAGCTGCGCCGGGTGTTCCGGCTCACCGGCTTCCTGGCCGCGCAGCAGGTGCAGCTGGGCGACGTCGTTGCGCTCGAGCTGTCGCGGCATGGCCTGACGGGCGGCGCGCTGGCCACAGTGGTGGGCCTGCGCGAATCGATCACCGGCGGCAGCCTGGAGTTGGAAGTCTTTCTATGAGCATCCGCATCGTCACCGCCAACCTGAGCGACCTGGCCACGCTGACCAGCGCGCACTTTGTCGCGTCGCTGCCGGTCACCAATTTGCAGCTGGAGGGGCGTGCCAAGGTCGCCCGCACCACCAACGCGACGGGCACCAAGACGATCGACGGCGACCTGGCCGGCGCCGCCCCCGTGGCGGCATGCGTGCTGTACGGCCACAACCTCACCAGTCAGGCCACCTGGCGGCTGCGGCTGTGGGATGGGGCAGGGCAGACGGGCACCGTCGTGTATGACAGTACGACGGTCACCGCGATGCCCGCGCTCGGCTGGGGTGGCTTTCCCTGGGGTGGCGTGCCGTGGGGCGCCTCGGTCTTCACCGGCTGGGGCTCGGCCTACAGCGTGCTGTGGTTCCCGGCCGTCGGCGCGCTCAGCTTCCGCCTGGACATCACCGACGCTGCCAACCCTGCCGGCTATCTGCAGGCCAAACGGCTGCTGCTCGGCCCGTATTTCGAGCCCGCGGTGAACGTGAACTACGGGCTCAAGCTGTACTGGGATGAGCAGTCGGTGCAGCGGCGCACGCAGGCCAGCTCGCTGCGCACCGACCCCGGGCCGCGGTACCGCGTGCTCTCGGGCAACCTGGCGCAGCTCACCGAGGTGGAGCGGGCCACAGCCCTCGAGGTGCTGCGGCAGATCGGCTTGCGGATCGAGACCTTCATCAGCGTGCACCCCGGCGCCGGCGGCAGCCTGGAGCGCGACTACTCCATGCTGGGCAAGTTCACCCGCATGCCTGACTTCGCGCACGGCGCGCCGAGCAGTCACCAGGCGCCCATTCAATTCGAGGAGGTTTGAGATGGCCAACTTCAATGGCTACCGCGTTGCGCTGCTGGCCAGCGACTACCCGACCAAATACGACGGCCTGGTAACCGCCACGGAGGCGACGGCCACCGAGGTCGAGAACGGCCGGCAGGGCCAGGCCAGCCTGGCTGCCAACTTCGCGCGCTACATCCTGGCCGCCACCGGTCTGACGGCGAATCTTGCCGCCGGCGGTTTCAAGATCACCGGGCTCGGCACGCCGACAGCGGCCGGCGATGCCGTCACCAAGGCCTACGCCGACGGCCTGGCGTTCGCCTCGTCGCTGCCCGCCCAGGCCGGCAACGGCGGTGCCGTCATCAGCACCGACGGCACCACGGCCTTCTGGACCTTCGACTACGCCAAGAAGAACGGCAACGCGGCCGAGACCTTCAGCATGGCCACTCAGGCATCCACCGACCGCAGCAACAAGGGCGCAACCACCCAGTTCGTCCAGGAGCGCTGCGGCCTCAACGCGACCACTCTCTTTCTGCGAGGCTGAATATGACCGCACCCATCCACGGCAACCTGGGCTCCGTGTCTCCTGGCGCAGCCACCGCCGCCGATCTTTACAACGGCGGCGCCGTGCCGGCCAGTCGCAAGGCGACGGGCACGCTGACCGTCTGCAACACCAACGGCACCGAGGTGACGATCCGCTTCGCCATCGTCAATGGCGCGATCGGCACCGTGACGACCGAGGACTATCGCGAGTACGAGACCACGGTCGCGGCGCGGGGCGTGCTGGAGAAGACCGCCATCCCTGTAGCCGCGGGCTACCACCTGCTGGTGCACGCCAGTGCGACGGGCGTGGCGTTCAACTTCGACGGCATCGAGGAGGACGCGTAATGGCCCGCTCGCTCAATCCAGCGCCGGGCTCGCCCCGGCCCATGCAGCGCGGCACGGCCGCCATCGCTGCCGGCCCCAATACCTCGGTCGACGTCACGGTCGCGGCTATCGATCCGCTGAAGGCCGCGCTGTTCATGAACGGTTCCTACCTCAGCGGGGCGGGGTCGGTGACCAACGACACCGTGCTCCAGTGGGAGGTGATCAACGGCACGACGATCCGCTTCTCGCGGCCGGCCGCCGGCGGCGGCTCTCCCTCCATCACGTTCAAGTGGGAGCTGCACTCGTGGAACTAGCCTTCTTCTACGCGCAACTGGACGCCGACGGCGTCTGCTTCGCCGTGACCTGCCACGGCTCGGCGCTCCCCGACGCGCCCACGCTCATCCCGCTGGAATTCAACGACGAGACCCGGCTCGGCAAGATCTACGCCGAGGGCCAGTGGTCGACCGACTGAGCCGTCCAGACGTCCGCACATCGCCCGCCTCGCGCGGGCTTTTTCATGCCTGAAAGGCCTGCCATGCGCCACTTCCTCACCCTCCTGATCCTGCCGTTGTTGATCGCCGCCTGTGGTGGCGGCGCCGGCACCGTACTGGATCGCGCCATCCCGGACGCCCATGCGGCCGATCCCGTCAGCGGCTGCCCCATCGGAGACGCGACCGACCGCTTCCAGGCCATGGTCGACTCGGCCAAGAACGGGCGGCTTGATGTACCCGCGTGCACGTTCAACCTGTCGCGCACCATCACCATCCGTGATCCGCTGCGCATCGTCTGCAGCAACCCGACGGTGAATGGCACGATCTTCAGCAGCTCGGCCGACGAGGCCATGGTCATGGACCCCGGCGTCAGGATCAGCGTGCTGCTGGGCTGGGAGAAGCGCGGTTGGGAGGCCTCCGTCGAGAACTGTCGTTTTCAGCCTGTCGTCAGCGGTGGCGGCAGGCACGGCTTGGTCTGGCGCGTGCGCACGGGCTATTTCATCTCGTCGTCGAGCATCAAGAACAACCATTTCGGCGGCTTCAGCCGACAGGGGCTGTACCTCGACAACAGCGCCGGCAACCTGGACGGCATCTTCACCACGACGGTCGAGAAGAACTTCATCGAGAACGGCGTGTTGGGCGTCAACCTGGGCGACTCGGTGCACTTCATCGACAACGTGGTGCCCGATGGCGTCAACAAGCCAGGCCTGCCCGGCTTTGATCTGTCCTTCGTGCCTGGTGCCGCAGAGTCTGCCTTGATCCGCAACAACGTCACCACGAGCGGGGGCTGCTTCCTGATCCGCAATGGCACCGGCATCGGCCTGCTGCACAACTGGTGCGAGTCGGCGGGCGCCGGCGCGTCTGTGGGGCTGCTGCAGCTCAACAACTGCGCCGAGTGCACCGTGCGTGACAACCGCGTCCAGACGCTCGGCGGCAATGCGCCCTATGCCCTGGCGATCAACGGTGGCGAGCTCAACGTCATCGACTCCAACAAGTTCAACGTCGGCAAAGCCGGCCACATCTCCTTCGCCAACACGAAGCAGAACAGGCTCACCGGGCTGAATCGATTCATCGGGGAGGGCGATGTCCTCACCGGAAAGATCCTCGGCGGCGACAGCGGCCTGGTCACCAACCCCTGAAGGGCACGCATGAGCGACGACATCCAAGACCGCCTGGCGGCCATCGACGACCGGCTGGACCGCGGCAGCGCCCGCATGGACGCGATCGAGCGTGGGCTGCGCGAGAACACCGTCGCCACTCTGGAGGGCAACCGCGACGCGCGCGAGGTCCTCGAGCTGTTCCGCGCCGTGAAGGGCGGCATCCGCGTGCTGGGCTGGATCGGCGGCGCCGCTCGCTGGGTCGGCTTCATTGCCACCGCCGGCACGGCCATCTATGCAGCCTGGTACGCCATCTCGCACGGCGGCCAGCTGCCCCCGAAGCCATGAGCGCGTTCGACGGCTTCATCGGCCGCGTGCTGAGCCATGAGGGCGGCTACGTCAACGACCCCCGCGATCCGGGCGGCGAGACGAAGTTCGGCATCGCCAAGCGCAGCTACCCCTCGGTGGACATCAAGGGGCTGACCCGCGACGCGGCCATCGAGATCTACCGCCGCGACTTCTGGGCGCGGGTTCAGGGCGACAAGCTGCCGCGTGCTGTGGCCTTCCAGGCGCTGGACGCAGCCGTGAACCACGGCATCGGGAATGCGGTGCGCTGGCTGCAGCGCGCCGCCGGCGTCGCTGATGACGGCGTCATCGGTCCCATGACGCTGGCCGCTCTTGGACGCGCTGAGCCGGCTGACCTGGTGCTGCGCTTCAACGCCGAGCGCCTGCGCTTCTACGCCAAGCTCAAGACCTTCGACACCTTCGGCCGCGGCTGGATCAACCGCGTGGCCGGCAATCTCGACTTCGCCGCGGAGGACAACTGACATGGAATGGCTCAAGACTGTTTTGCCCACCATCGCGACCGCGCTGGGCGGCCCGCTCGCCGGCGTCGCCGTCAACTTCGTGGCCGACAAGCTGGGCATCGAGGAGAAGACGGCCGACTCCATCAAGGCCGCCATCAGCGGCGCCACGCCCGAGCAGCTGGTGCAGATGAAGCAGATAGACGCCGAGTTGGAGAAGTACTTCGCCGGCCTGGACATCCAACTCGAGCAGATCGCGGCCGCCGATCGCAGCAGCGCCCGCGACCGCGAGGCCAAGACTGGTGACAGCACCACGCCGCGGCTGCTGGCCCTCATCATCACGGTGGGCTTCTTCGGCGTGCTGGGCTTCCTGCTGACCAAGGGCAAGCCGGAGCAGGGCGGTGATGCGCTGCTGGTGATGCTGGGCGCCCTGGGCGGCGCCTGGGCCAGCGTGGTGGCCTACTACTTCGGCTCGACCAAGGGCAGCGCGGACAAGACGGCGCTGCTGGCCAAGGCCACGCAGCGCTGAGATTGAAGCCTAGAACGGCACATCCATGAGCTGGATGCCGAGCGCGTCGAGTAGCCGCTCCGCCGTGCCAGGCGCGTCGACGTCGGCTACGTGCACGACCAGGCGCCGCCATCGTTCGCGGCGGACATAGGGCACGCCAAACGGCGGCGAGCTGTGCAGATAGCGCATCGCCTTGCTCGACTCGTCGGTCATCGCCGTCATGTCGAAATCGGCGCCGCGCACCGCGCCCAGCGCTGCTTCGTTGATGTGGGTGTCTTCGTAGTTCATGCGGGTACCTCGAAGCGTCTGCACGGGGCAGGTCGTATGCCAATCACGGGTGGGTTGGTCTTTCGCTGTCCGGCAGTACGCGGCACCACCAAGCCTGAGGCAGGGTGCGCTGATCGTGGGCCATGCCCACCGTCTCAGTGCCATGCAACACGATCGACCGGTCCTTGATGGTTCGGACGCGGCATTCGTAAAGGGTTGGCCAGTGGGTGCCGGGTCCGCCTGGTCCAAACCAAGGGAAACTGAGCCGCGCGATCATTCGGCCGTAGAAGTCCTCCACGGACAACTCCGCGCGCATCGGCGTCGCCTTCATCAAGCGCTCCTTGGACAGCTTCACGCCGTGACTTCTTAGCTGCACTACATCGACCAACATACTGGCAATTTATACAGTACTTTGTCTGTGGTGGGCGGCAACAATCGCGCATCACGTCTCATGAGTGCATGAATGCTCGATCCGAACGACTTGGTTGGGGTGGTGAAGGAGGATCTCCAATACCTAATTGATAGTTGGGAGAAGCCGATCTCAACGGCCGAGTTGCGACGCGCAAGCCCGACGCTTCGTCGCTTGTTATGTGACGGGGAACTCCAACGCGCTTGGAAGGCGATGGGCTATCAGCGGCAGCCCTCGATCGTGTGCGGCGATTTGGAAGAAGTACTCGGGGACGGCGACCGGACGTCGATCTTCGTTGCCACTGCAGACCCCTACCGGCAGCCTGACTTCATGGTCGGCGGCTTTTTGCTTTGGCGCAATCGGGACCCCGACGACGCGATGTCGAACAGACTCCATGCGAACGCCGAGCATCCGGTGACGCTGCCGCTCAATCGCTTCGTCGCCGCCCCAGCCGTTTGCACGGGTGGCAAGATCATTTCGCGTCACACCGTGATCAAGTATGTGACCAACAAGCTAGGCGGTGGGCACCACGATGCTCAGCGAGGTCTAGACCAGTTCGAGCTTGACTGCGCAACCCTAGATCGGCTCGCGCGTGATGAGCGGTTCCACTTTCAGAATTACCCGATGGTGCACTACACGCTGCTGGCCATTGGCCAAGCGGTCGCGAACTCACCCGACATCAGGAGGATGGTGAGCGGCGAAGGGCCACAGTTGGGGCCATAAACGGGGCCATCTGACGTTGTGCAGACGTCTGTTCCATAGGGAAAGAAAGGTCATGATCGACCAGATGGAGTGACGTCTCGGCGGCTAACGCCTAGACTTTGGGCATGCCGGATTACGCCAACACCTACGTTGCCGAGGAGCAGCTGCTCATCTACGAAGGGGCAGACTTCGACGAGGTGGTGCTGGCGGATCGCTCGGGCCAGCGCGGCGCGCAGGTCTGGTGCTGGACCCGCCGCGAGACCGACCTCGACAAGGCCACCTGGCTGCGCCTGATCGTGGCGGTCGACGACAAGGATTCCCCGGCCACGGTGGAGAGGGTTCGCGGCGCCCTGAAGCCCAACCCGCTGCCCGACCCCTTCCGCAAGCCTCTCCCGCACTGA